TTCTCACTACCTAGCTAATGTTTTTATCTCCAACAAATATGACCACGGGGATGAGTGTCACATCTGCAAATAAAACTCCAGGTGCAGCCGGGTTTTTACTTGATCAATTTCCTGGAGCTGATGTAGCCTTCTCTTTACGTAGATTACGCACAGGATATAGCGGACCCATACTTAGACTGCGTCGATCGGCAGATAATGAAGAAGCAGATGTACATTTTGATGCCAGGATGGGGTTTTCCTTAGATTCACCGGTTGATAACTTTTCTAGCGGCTCTAATGCAACAAACTTAGGTGAGTTTTGCGACAGTAGCGGTTATGATGACCCCGATAGCATCTCAACTTCAAGTGCGTACATGAAGACATGGTACGATCAAAGTGGTAATGGTCGTAATGCTACTCAATCTACAACTTCTTATCAGCCTCGAGCAATATATCTCGGTGCTTTAAGTTATGGGTATACAGCGGATAAAGAAAAAGGGGCTCCAGCTTTGTTTCTATCTACAGACCCAATGGATGTTGCTCAATGGGGTACAATAGCCCATCCAAACAGCATTTCAGTTGTAGGTGCAGATACTTCTGCCGGGTCGGGTGGTAACAAATATTTTTGGGAAGGTACATCTTCTAGTACACGTAATATTCTTGGTAGTTTCTGGAATAATGATGATTCAGGAATATATGCAGGGGGTAGTGATTACACTCTTATTGTAGACTCTAATAAAACAGCAGGCAGTAAAATTTGGTTTGCAGTTTGGAATGGCACCAGATCTGTATTTCTTTTAAATAATGAAGAAGCTGCTGGTACTACAGGTGATAATGATCAATATGGAGCTCGGCTATTTGCAAGATATACCGGTACATCAAATTCTATGTCGGGCTATGTTAATGAAGTAGTATGGTGGCCCACGGATCAAAGACCTGTATCTGGTGCAACCTCTGATGCTTTAAACCAATTTTATAATCGATTCTAATGTACTTATTATATAACAACGAAGCTGATGCGTTAGCTCGCAGTGAACAAGCTGGAATTGATGAGGGTCTCGCGTATCACAAAGGAGATCCAAATGGTTCCAGATATATATGGGGTGTTATAGTAGAGGAAACGGATACTAATCCACGTGCTGCTCTACATATTTTTACAGATGACCCAGATAGAGATTATAGAAATCTCTTGACAGGTACAGAGACTAGCGCATTGGTAGAAGAGCTTCCTGATGATTGGATTCAGACTACTGACGATTAATCCTATAGGTAGCCTGAATTTACAAGACGTCTAATATTTGGCCCTACTGAATCATCACTTCCACCATCACGATCAATTGTGCTATATGGTGCGATTGTTTGATTTCTCGGAGGGCGGTGTTGCCTAGCACCGGTAGTTGCTACCGCGTCGTATGCAGTAACGTTATAATTAACAGTCGTGTAATCAGAATAGATAACAGCTGCTGAAAAGGCAGATGAAATAGTAGTAGCAATAACAGTACTACTTGGAGTTAATTCATCTTCGTTATTCGCAGCATGAGCACCATTAGGTGGATGCACGCAACTAAGAGTTACTGTACGCGAACTTAACCCACCTTTACTGGTACCTGCGACGGCTCCGCCGGCGTGACCAAATAGACCAGAAGCACCATGTTTATATGTAAATAAAACACCTACAGCTGATACAGGACCAAGTGCTGAGTTATAAGCATGTTTTTTTCCGCCGGAGGTAATACCAAGTACCACTTCCTGACTTTTTGGATCAACTGATGAAAGACTTAATCCATGTGATTGTTCTTGCCCAGGGACAATATTCGGCGAACTAAACCATTCATCGTTATCACTTAGTAAATATGCTCCGGAATCCCAAGAAGTGGAATCGTATGTGGAATCAGGTCCTTTTGAGTCGTCAGTAAATGCTGCATATGCCATATTAATATTTATTAAAATATGTTTTAATTTACGTGAGTAAATCAAAAAAAAAACGGTGGAACTTTCGTTCCACCGTTTTTAAGTTTGTCTCTCGACTGCTGCTTAATCAGCGACGTTCTAAGATTAGAAGTACACCGACTGAGAAGCTGGAGTGAACGCAGTACCGAGTCCCTGAACAATAATGACATGGTAGTAGAGATTCGCTCCGAAGATGTTATCAACAACACCATAACGAGTAAGCAAGCCAACACGTGGCGCGAAGTCGTTAGGACCAATAGTTCTCTGAACCATGACAGGAATGTAAGGACAATAAATGATACCAGTATCGTAGAATTCTGGTCCCTTATAACCAAGAAGCGCATATTCAACGCCACCTGACTTAAGTGAACCACCAGTACCAGCGGTATATGCATTAGCGTTAACGCCATATGCATCGTTGTTCTGGACTTCGGTTCTGGTATCACGGTAAACGTTGAATCTTCCACCAAGTGAACCAACCTTTGCAATACCAACAGGCTGTGTATTTACGTCACCTTGTACAGGTACCCACTGGAATTCAGGGAGCATCTCAAGGATGGCGCAAACACGAGGAGTACCAACAATAAAGTTAGCTGCTCCACGTCTGTTACGTACGGCAATGCGGTTCGCTTCAATGATAAGACGCTGATAGAAGTCCCTATTACGCTCAACCATCCAACGGCCATCTGCAGAAGCAGGTGACCAAGTAGAATAGCCTTGCGACCCTCCGGTTCCAAGAGCTGACTGGATCATTCTCATGAGCATTTCACGGTCGATCTCAGCCTGAATCTCATACGACATAGCGTTTGTGATTTCGGCGTCAATATCGATACCATTCATGTTCTTAAGATCTTGCTCAAGCTCGACAGACCAGCGTGCGCCAAGACGGCGTGTGCCGGCCTCAACTGCTGTTTTCTCGAACTTAACCTCAACCTGAGGAATGTTACCAGTAATCTCGAAAGCGGAAAGAATCTGAGCGACACCTTGATCTTGCGCTGCAAAGTTCCAAACATCGTTCGGTCCTCCGGTCAACTTCTGAGAAGAAGATCCGGTGAAGCGGGTATCAAGTAATTGATAACCAAGTTCGGAATCAGGCAGGCCTGCAATACCAGATAAAGCAGCGATACCGGAAGAACGAGTATGCTCGTTTCCGGGTAAGTTACCTGGACCGGTAGTGGTGGAACCTGCTTCGGTTCCATCAACACCTCTACCCAAGTGCTTATTCTGGTAGGCATAGCGAAGAGCAAATGCCAGTCCAACAGGACCAGACATAGGCTGAACACCAACGATTTCATTGGTGATGAGCTCAGGGAACGTACGACGAATCATCGGGATAAGCACTTTTGGAAGACGGGCATCACCAGTAGCATAATTATCTCCGGAATCAATTGTATTGGTTCCAGGATTATATAGGCTATTTACAGTTGCGCCGGTTCCAAACGAGCCACCTCCAGCAGCTGCTTGTCCTCCGGCTAAACTTGATTCCTCAATACACCACTTTTCTTGGTTCTCAAGAAGCATGGCGGTGTTAAGGCGGGTATGGTCGTCGTCAATAGGTGCTACACTATCAGAAGTGTAATCAAGAACAGGAGCCCACTTCTCAAGAAGTAAGTCCGCTCTATCTCTATCAATAAATGATTGTGGTTTATTCATTAGACGTTTCCTTTCATTTTACCTCATGGGATCTAGTCCCAAGATACTCAGGTGTCAAGCACCTCATTGTTCAGGGTGAAATTATTTGTGATAGCGCTGTAATTCCTGTAAATACGGGTTAGGTGCTTTCTTTTTCTCTGAAATTTTTGGTCTAGGAGCATCAACTTTAACTTTGCGATGCTTTTTAAATGCCTCCTCTTTAATAACACTAAGCCTTTCAGTGTCCTTTTTATCAAAAAGCCTTTCTGTGTATTCGAAATTTTCTGCAATAAACTTCGGAGACTTATCTTTTAGGACCCGGAGCATATATTCTTTTTTCTTACCTGTTAAATGAGCGGTTTTAGACTCTAATAGTAAGTTGGCTTTTGTTGTAGTATAGGCTTCTTTAAGGAGCTTATTTTCTTTTTGTAGCTTTTTGAGATCATGGCGTAATTCATCAATTTGTGCTTTACCATCAACAACAGCTTCTTTAACAGATTCACTCATAAGTGTTGAATCAACAGCAAGTACCTTTCTTAAATTACCAAGAACTTCTTTAGCAGTTCTGTTTTGAGTAGCTTCTAAAATAGCTTGTGATGGAATTGCTTCATCAACATACTCTTCAAGGTAATCAGAAATAGATTCGACTAATGTTTCCTTAAATGTACTAGCGTTAGAATTAAGCTCCTTTTCATATCGCTTAACAACTTTTAATAATTTATTAGCGTTGTTAGTGTCAACAGCTTCAACTACTCTATTTAATTTAGATGTATGATCTTTGTCAATTGCTGCTACAAGTTCTTGAAGCTTTTCAGCATATAAATCATCTTGCTGAGTAAGAGCTGCTTCTACTTGTAATTCTATTTTATCTTTAATAGCACCTTCTATAGCACCTACTGATTCTTCAGTAAGAACTTCTGCTGCTTCTTTAGGTAATAGTTGTTTTTTTGCCATGATTAAAAGAGTGGTTTGTCTGTAGCCTTATCGATTTTCTTTGTTATTTTATCCTCGATGAGGCTCTTTAAATATTTATTAGCCTGGGCATAATTTTTATTAGAAACCTCTTCTATAAACTTAATAATTTTGTTTTTTTCCTTGGCCATAATATTATTTATTATATTGACTTAATAAAGTTTAAAATTCTATCACGTAAAAAGGCATCTATATCCTTTTTAGGAAGCTTTTGTAGTGATTTTTCAAAATTTTCGTAGACTTCTTCGTATTTTCCGTCTCCGACAACAACCCATTGCTTTGATTCCAAAATACCATTTACAAATGCACTAGGGTATGATGGATCTGCCACGCAATCGATAGCAACAAGTTTCATATTTTTGACCGTGTTATGTTCTTGGCTCTCTTCTAAAGTACCTAGAGCTCTTGACGACATTCCAACTTGCACCCCATCATTAATGAGAGATCTTACAATTTGGCCACATGGCGTTGAAAGTACTTTTGATTTTCCATAAAACACGTTTCCATCTTGCGTTAACTCGGTTACCATGTGACAAGCTCTTTCTAGATCTACATCTGCTGATGTAGGATGATTTAATTCACCCATTGCCCGGCCTGGGGCAATCATTTCTTCATTATATCGGGTAACTTCTCGTTCTAACTCATCTAAAGGATATAATCTATTATTACGATTTACTCCTTCTGCCATCATATATGGCCCCTTAATATATAAATTTGAGGGAGAAGAGGAGTTTACCTCCTCTTCAATATATTCGAATTCATCATTTACATCAGGTTTTTCAACAACCAAATTAAGTTTTAACGACATACAATTATTTAGTCACTTTTTATAATAAAGCTCCTTTTCTGTGATAATAATAAAGGTATAACCACATTTTTTACAATAATCTCGAGCTGCATGCCATTTTGCTTGATTAGTAACATAGGCTCTTTGTTCATACAATAGGTGAGATTTTTTTCTGTATTTGGTCTGAGGCTTTTTTGTCTGTTTATATGGCTTAATCTCGACAAGATATTTTTTAATCTCTTCTCCCTCCTTTATAACTACTAAATTATCGACATAATATTTGTGCATCTTATTATCTAGAGGGCTCCTATAAGGAACAATTACATTTTCGCTTCCCCATTTTAATACATTTGGACTATCATCACAAAATCTGAAAAACTTTAACTCTAGTCCGGACCTATATGTAGCTTTCGTACCAATAAATTTATTTTGATTTTTAGGTACAAAAATGCCTTGACGCCATTTTTTACTCATCCTACAAAGAACATTGCTGGGTCAGAATCTCCAAATCCAGCAGATGCACCCTGTAATAGTTTTTGTTCGAGCTCCTCTTTCCTCTTCACACCTTCATTAATCATGTCTGTGTAATTAAGAGATCCACCTCCGAGTAGCGAAACATCTCCAAATTTACCCCTCACTCTACCTATAGTAATCATACATAAAGCTAATGCGTATTCATATACCCATTGTTCTTTAATAACATCTCTAATCGGTCTTTCTAGCCAACAAGCTAACACCCCATAAAATTGCTCGTCTCCGGGCTGTGGATACATTTGCATATATTGTGTACGTGGATCAAATTTAATATCTCTTCTTGTAGCTAACATTTTTTCCCGTGTATCGATCCATTCCTTTAATGTATACCAAGAAACCAAATCAAATCCATAATTACCCATAGCATAACTAAAATAAGTTTGTTGCGCAAGAGTTTGTTCTAATGTAAACAAAGTATTAATTCCGGTTGTTGATCCTTCTTCAAAATCCACAATATCTACAACCTTTCTGTACTCCATTATATCATAATCAAAAACATTTTGAAAATAAACAGCATCAGTTGCTGAACCTTGCATAGTAAAAGTGTGTCGTTTACTTGGTTCAAAATATGCGCTTAGTACCTGACCAAAATTGTGTCCCCCTGTACCATGTATAGCATAGGGATCCGGGTCATCCCCACCGGAGCTGAATGGCCCGGCAAACGAACTTAATGCAGTAATGGCGGTAAAAATAGATGCATCAACCACTTCAAATCGTTCTAAGTTACTACCAGATTGACTATTAAAAACACTAGATAGAGAGGCAGAAAGTGTTGGTGAGGTTGGATTAGATATAGCAAAGTCAAAAACTGAAGCACTAAGAGCAGAAGTAGCTACAAAAACACTTGCTGGTGAACTACCATACCATTCAGGGCCCGGGCCATAAGGATTGCCGCCACCTACTTTTTGAGCTCTAGTATCTAAATCTGTGTTAGCTAATGTATATAAAAAATCTAGACGTATACCTTTATTAGTTTCATACAGCTCGGAATTAAAAATTATATATTCTTTTGTAAATCCAGCGAATTTGGTAAAATACTCTACAGCAATTTGTATATTTTCTCTAAGTTGATCGGTGTGAATTTCTAAAGATACCATAGGGTACCCGAGAGTTCTCTTTATCCTATCACCTAATCTATCATAAGTTTCAATTTTGTTACTAAGATTGGTTGAAAGAAATGCAGAAAGTGGTGAAATCGTGCATGCAAGTGCCATAAAATTATTTATTCTAATCAAAAAGTATTTATTAGGACTAAATAATGTTATGGCCAGTTTCGATATCAATATCCCCCCGGAGACAAATGCCGGGAGTCAATATTTTAATATTAATCAATGCAGATCATTTAAAATAACACTAGCAGGCAGTAAAGCAATGACTAGATTTACATCTACCGGGCAAGTTGCAGGTGCTACTGCAGTTGCCGGTTATCCATGCGGTGAAGTAATAGTAGTAAATAAATCTGGAAAACAAATCGAAGTCTATGATAACAATCATACCACCGATGGTGTCGATTGCATTTTAATGGATGATAATGATACCTTTACCTTTAGAGGGCTGACAAATACTGGAGATATATCTGCTAAAAATATTGAAGATAATGCCTCAGTACCTATATATGTTCGTGCTCAGTTCTTTAGTGATAACCCAGCTAGATAATTAAACTGCGGGTTCTGCTACCTCTGCTTCCGTTTCAGTCTCAGCTGCAACTTCAATTTCTTCACCTCCCACATCTGCCGGGCCACCTCCAAATTCCGGTATAGCGCCGCCTGCCACACCACCGCCCTCGCCACCTACTGCAGCTTCTCCTTCTGCTAACTCACCAGCTATAGCCATCTCTTTCCATGCCGGGCCAGCAGCAGTTATTTGTGCTAATTCCCATGACATTTCTGCGTCTTTACGTAAAAATTCTCTGTTAGCTAAAATGTCTTTGTCCTTCCATCCTAGATATTTCTTTTGAGCATAGGTTGCTGATACAAATTCGTTACCTGCTAATGTATTATAGTTACCAGCTTTTAATTCAAGTCTTTGATTTTCTCTTAATTCAAAAAAGTTTGTAGGTACATTAAGTGAAACTTCTATATTAGTTTCATTTAACTCATATTTTTCAAATAACTGCTTAAGCTTAAGATGGGTAATAAAACCTCTTTTGATACCAGCTGAAAAGCGCTCTTGTTGCCTTATAACAAATCTAGCAAATTTTAGCTCCTCTCTAAGAATACTAGTACCTGAAGCTTCTACAGAATCCTCAGGATCTATGCGAGCTGTTGGTACTTTAAGAGCTCTATAAAGCTTTTTAATAAAGTACATTAAATCAGACAGCTCACCTAGATTAGCCCCGCCCTCAAGCTGTGTTACGTTTGTTCCTTCTTGACCTTGTCTTTTTGCAAACCAAAATGCATCAAGCATTGATTGTGGATTGAACTTTTTAACAACATCACTTTGATCTAAATCAAATGTTTTTCTAGACCAATAATTTGAAATAAGTTTTTTTAAGTATGCTTCAGCCTTTGGCGGTGCCATATTACCAACATCCACATTAAAAACTAATCTTTCAGGAGCTCTAACTAAGCGATAAATTACTATAGCGTCTTCAATTAAAGATAGCTGCCTGTAAGGTCGTCGAGCGTTTTCTAGGAACGGAACAACAAAATTCTTAGTATCATTGTATACACCAGAATTTACATATACAATTTGATTCGCGTCCATAGGAATAAATTCAACCTTTTCTACTTTTGCTGGATTTGATGGGTCAAAAATAGGTTTTCTATATATAAATCCTTTAACTAACATATTCTGTATATTGTTATATACAGGATCAATAATTTCCGCAGGTAGATTAATTACCCCTAATACCCCGTCATCAACGTACCCTTCATGGATAATAAGCTCAAAGAAAACTTCACCTTCTACTAATAGTTGTCTAAAAAATTCCCATCCTCTATTTTTTAAATCAAAATAGGTTACAAATTTATCAAACTCTTTATCCAATACCTCCTTTTCACTTACTGTTAAGTCAATATTTTTAAAATTAAGCTTTGCTACAAATCCAGAATCATCCACATTTATAGTCTCATCACAAATTTCATCTAGGGCATCAGCTACTTCAGAATAAGCAGCCATTATTCTATAATCTCTTAGTCTGCCTGCCTTGTCATCTTGTACATTGGCATACATGACATCTCCGAACGTTGTATCTTTCTGAAAATCACCTAATGGTAAATTATTATACGGATTTGAAGACGAGACTGAGGCCCGGGCTAATGCTTCTGCTCGACGCATTCCTGCTTTTGCAAAGAATTCGTATTTAGGATTTAGGGATTGATCTTCTGTACCCCCTGCGTAGGGCAGTCGGTTTTGAATATATTGTATTAAACTTCTACCAAATGTAGATGCGCGTCCGTCGTTTGTAACGTAACTACGATTTTGATCTGAAGTTGTTGAGGATCCTATACCTGGCATCTTTATATATTTATGCTATGTTAATGAGAGAGCTACTAGGTTCAAGAATATTGTTTACGGGGCTGTTTTTATGTTCATAATAGCACTTGTGTTCGGGTATGTAGAAGCCCACCCTGCTACAGATCTTACAATCCATACAAACTTTCCGCTAGTTGCAACCGATCCAGTAGTATCAGACCCACTTAAAGCAGACCCAGGCAGATGGATAGAAACAACATTACTTTTAATAGTACTAAAAAAATCATTTTTGAGTTTATATCCACTAATTGTTGAGCTTTTTGTTGATGTTATTTCTTGGTAGTCAGAAAATACAGAGCCATATCCAGGTCCTTGAACTATTCCATTTTTACCGGCAGAGTTATTAACCCGATTAGCACTAAGATAAATTTGTGTAATTTTAGGGTCTTGTGGATTTATATTATCATTATTACCACATGCTTTACCGTAAATGACAAAGGTGTTATCTATATCTGGATCAATGTTATATTCTTTTTTAAACAGTGAAATACCTGCGTATGGCCAACCTGGTATACCAGTTGTTGACCAATATAAGTTAGAAACACTTGGTATACCTGATAACGAATCTTTAAGTATATAAGAGTCGGGAAGTTGAGTATTATACGATGATAATACAGAATATCCTAATTGGTCATAATTTAAAGGTGGCATAACATACTATGGTGTGGGAGGTAACTCAATTATTTTATCGTCGAGGTCTACAGTGTTAATGTTACTATCGACCTTGAATACTACAGGGAGGGTTTCTTTCTGCTCGGGGAATAACCACCCCTTAATTGTAAATGCTGTATCTACTGTAATTCTAAATTGATCACTATATGTGGTCTCAGTGGGATTGTTATAGTTGAGTGTACCATTCCATAAAACTTCGCTTCTTATTTCCTGAACGTAGTTAGCACCAAACACACTAGGAACTTTCCAAGATAATATTATATATGGATTACTATATGGTACAAAATTTGAAATAATTTGATCCACGTCTGACATGTACCTGGCTAATATAGACATATTAATTTCTAAATTAATCGGTACAGGCATTCTGAATTCTGAGTCTTCTTCATTATTAGCGAGATCTTTTTCAGTAGGAATAAGAGAGGGAGCTAATTTATTAAAGACTCGTGACTCGTCTCTGCTTATACTAGCAAGATTTACAGCTACAACTGGTAGTGTAAGATTTTGAGCCTTGTTTATAATATCATACATTACCCGCTGCTTAGGGGCAAATACATATCGTACTTCTATTTCTTGCTTTGCTTTTCTTTTTTTAGTAAATCGCTTAATTATTACATCATCAAACGCGGCAATAAATTGAGTAAGAAGGTCTTTAATTTCAAAATGGAAAGTATCTTTCTTCACCTACATATATTTATTACAAAAACCTATCAAGGAAATATTTTGGTAATTTATGCCTGTTATTTACAATACTTTCTACTATAGCGCTATCTAAAATATAGGTTGTACAGTGATCTTTATCTGATCTCACACCCCTACCACATGATTGAATTAATGAACATAGCATTTTATTTCCATACCAATTAAAATCATCTTTCATTAATTTTTCAACTCTTTTATCTTTTGTTGGTAAATATGGCGCCTTAACAATAATTTGAAATCTAGCTAAATCGTCTTTTAAATCCACACCGTGTGACATAGAAGGAGAAATTAATACTGTTGGCCCGGTATTGTTAAAATGTTGTTCTAGTATAATTTCATTTCGTACACCGGGCTCTCTAATTAAAAAACGTCTATCTGTTAATGTAGTAGCTAAAAAGGAAGTAATAGTATTATTATGAGTATGTATAATACCTTTATCACCTTTATGAAATTCGCATATCTCTTTTATCTGTTTTACTACTTTAGGTAAACATCTTTTTAAGTTATGGTAATTTAATTTTACTTTAGTATTACAGTATATAGGAGCATTTTTAGCATCAAACGATGACTCAGCTTCTATATATTTAAACTTACTAATACCTAAACTTTTACAAAAA